TACACCTCCGGTGAAATTGCTAATCATATTATTCAATCCACCCATTATACCCATTGCCATTCTACCTAAAAGTGGTCCACTGGTTTTAACATCAGGTGGTAAATTCCCTGCTTTCTGTGCATCCAATTTTGCCAATGCTTTCTGTGCTTGAGGTGACAGATTTTCTCTACCTACTACTTGTCCTGTTGGTGTTGGTGCTGCTGGTTGAGTCTGTCCTGTTGCCTGACCACCATAAGTTCTATACAGTTTCTCCTTTAACTTCTGAGAATATGCACCTTGTCCATGCTGTTTATCATAGGCAGCAATTCTCTCAGGGTCAGTTGACTTCATTAACTCAGCATGTCTCTTGTTTGCTGTTACTTCAGCTTGTCGCATTGCAGGTGTCATATCACCAGCAGACATACTGTATCCTTTAGTTGGATCATCAGGATCAATACCTCTAATAGCTTCATCAAGTCTTCTTGCTCTCTTCTCTTTCAAGTTAGTTGCTTTTTGAGCATCACTAGTCGCTAGAATTCTTGCAAGTTGTTCCGTGGTCACACCTGGGATAGCAGCACCACTCATTACATCTTGAATAGTCGTTCCTTTTGGCAACTGCTTAAGTATCTGATCTTGATGCTCGATCAAATCAGGTCTTCCAATAGCAGCATTGATTTCAGTAAGGGTTGCCTTGTCTTGATATAGATAACCTCCACCGACCCTTCTATCAAATGTAGTTGTAGTAAATCCATCGGCACTTTCAGTATATCTAAATCCCTCTCCACCTCTTCTTGTCGTATCACCTAAAGGTCTACCACCCTGTCCTCTTCTTCTGTCGGTTTTCTCAACAGTTTCTTCTACCAGTCTCGTAATTGATGTGACAAAAGTCTCTGGATTTATTTGTCCCAGTCTATATCCAAAGTTAGAAGAAGGAGGAGGAGCGCCAAAATCAGTGCCATTTTTTTCAACAGGAGTTAACATTTTATCAGGTGCTGACTCACGATCACCCACATGTCCACCACCAGCAGCAAATACAGTGCCGTTCATCATCTTTGGTTTGTTGGTGCCACCACCAGCAGCATTCATTGCCTCTAGTTGTGAGAGTCCATACTTCTGTACGGCACCACGCGACATGACAAACTCACCATCGGTGAGCATCGCAGGAACTTTATCAATACCAATTGGTCCGTCTACCTCTCCACCCTCTTCATAACCACGCATCTTCATGATCGCTTCGTTGGTGGCATTTCTCCTATTCAGAAGTCTACCACTTAAAGTATCATCACTATAAGCACCAGTTTTTTTGCTATCAACAGCTTTCTGACCTTTACCACTAAACCATGTGCGTGGATCAAGAAGATTAAACTCTACTCGTCCACCACCTTGGAATTTAAAAATAGGTTGTACTAATCCACCACCTTGATATCCACTAATTGGGATGTCATTATCAATGCTTGCAGATTCTTCAGGACCTAGATTTTTTGTAAACGCATTTTCAAGTGCTTTGAATGCAAAGATAGTGGTAACTGCTTCTACACCACCAGCAATTAATTTACCTCTCTTACCAAGGAACCTTGAGAATCTTCCCAGTGCCCTTCCACCAAACAATCTAGCAAGTAATCCTGCTGTTGCTGCTGCTAATCGAATAGCACCTCTAGCAAGAACCTTGACAAGGAACCTTGAGAACTTACCAAGACCTGTTCCAAAAATAATATATGCTGATAATAATTTTGGCCAATTATCTGAAAGGAATCTAATAATAGATTTTACCTTACTTTGATTCTCAGGATTAGTAAACCAAGCGACTAACTTAGATAAAAATTTACCCAAGAATACCATCGTAAGAAACTGTATTATTCTATCAAAAATACTTCTGATAGGCGCAATAATTTTCTGAGCAGTTTTAAGGATACCCTCAAATCTTTTTTCAAGTCCTGCCTCTTGTAACTTTCTTTTCTGCTGCTCTGCTCTCCTTCTTTCTTCTTCTGTAAATTTTTTCTTTAAGTCATATTGTTTCTTCAGTGTGTCAGCAATATTAGTGACAGACTTAGCAATCTCCTTTAAAAGATTTTTTTCTTTTGGTTTTCTCTTCCTCTTTTTCTTTCCTTCACCCTCTTCTTCTGCTTCAGGTTCTTGATAGGGAACTAATGCACTAGTAGGTAATGCTTTTGGTTTTTGACCGACTTCAACTGAACTAAATTTGAGTTTGGACGGATCTATTACACCCGTTCTTACGTTTTGTTTTACCTCACCTGGAGAGGCAGTGCCTCTCTTGAATGAGTCTGCAGATATCTTTGTCTTTCTTGCTTTGAACTTAGGGTCTGCTGCTTTTCTTTTCTTTCTTACTTTTACTATTTCTTGCTGAAGAGGACTGATGCGAGGATCCTTAGCATTTTTAATCGTTAAAGTATTAACTGCCTCCATCAAGGCACTAAGATAATCTTCCTCTTCGGAGAGATTATCCAGGTCTACACCCATCTCTAAGAGTATTTCTATTGGATCGGTGCTAGTCCTAGATGCCATTCGCTTGCTGATGCTTTAGTTTTTCTTCCTCAAGATGATTTTGTAATAATGCAACGTAAATATCACGTTCCCACGGAATCATATTTTCAATCTCCGTTAGTGAATATTTATGATACTGGATCAAGGAAAAGTTTAACTTCAGGTATGCCTCTAGGTTCATATGAACCAAGGCTATGCGAAAAAACTTGCCAGTCCCTCAAGTACAACCTCACTTTCAACTTTAGTTTTTGGATTAGTCACTGAAATAGTATGTGAAAGTTTAGGCATGGTCTCAAAGAATTTTTCAATGCCTTTAAATTGTGATGAGTTCATCGATTCAAGAAATTCATTTACTTCTTTCTTTGAACAATCTGCTGTTGCCCATACTTCATCTTCACTACAAATAGAATCAATACAAGATCCAATCAATTCAAACGATTGATCCATCGCATTCTTATCACTAAAATCAAAGTTGTTCTTAATGAATTGATCAAGTGAAGGATACTTCATAACCATCATGATGCTATCATCAATCTTGATTTTATTGTCATGACTATCATCTTTAGTGACCTGAATATCATCAATATTAATTTCTACAGGGACCTCGGTCTCTTCATCATCAGGACAAATAATATTTACTTCAATCTTTTCACCCACAGACTTACCACGAATATTCAAGAACAAATATTCGATATCAAATGTCGGAAGACTTTCGACCTTAACTCCCTTAGTTTTAATACAGTTCTTGATGACTGTTTTGATGGCAGTCGTGATTTGCTTTGTGTCTTCACTTTCCAAAGCAATCACCAGAACCTTCTCTTCTTTTACTAAGAAGGGTCTGTACTGAATTGATTGTCCTGTAGATGGCAACTCAAGTTCATAAGTTGGTGTAGCAATCTTTGGTAAAGGCATAATGTCCTATAGAGTTTTTCAGTGTGAATATTTAGGCAATATTTTGAGATCTTAATCTCAGTTGACCGTTCTGATCTAAAAATTGTTGTGCAGACAACGATGGATTGGAGAATCTTGATCCATCATTATTGGATGTTGATTCTCTTCCACCCGGAGTGTCCTTCAATGCTTCAACAATATATCTAATGTATGACATTGAAACAGTGCATTTCAATAAGTTAGCACCCTCATAAGAAATTGGCATTGATGTAATTGAAATAGGAAAAGATCTTATAAAGGTATAGACCAGACCATTCCCAGTAGCTGTATAACTTCCTTCTTTCTTGTACGTATCTCTCTCAAATTTAGTGACAGTTAATCCTTGATCTGAGGTGTATTCATCGGGAAAATTCATCCTGTAAAAATATGTTTTTGCTTTTTCTGAGTTAGCATCTGTAGTTCCAGATCCAGTCACATATCTAATCCAAGATTCAAAGAACTTGATAGGGAGATAATCTTCCGCATCAACATAGAAAGTAAAATCAATTCTATCATCAAAAAACTTTCTGTGTGCATGTCTCTCAGTGGTGCCACTGTAATCATTATTAATTTCAAATGTTGCAACACTAGATCCAGGAAGACTTGCCTCGGCACAAAGCAAGTTTAGTTTTTCCTGTCTGACTATGTTTAATTCAATACCATCTTCCTTTAAATGAGATCTGAAATCACCGTCCCCATCTTGTCCATTGGAGGGCAAACCAATTTCGACAAGATAATGAGAGGTGAGTGCAGGTCTTAGAAGGGATGATTTAATATCCGAAACCGACTTTATACTAGGCATCTATAAATAGTTTTTACCTTATATACTATGTATGGGAGAAAGTATAAAAAGTAAATACAAACCTTCCTTCCCGAAGAAATATAAAGGAAATGCGGACAATATTATTTGTCGTAGCAGTTGGGAAAGAAAGTTTTGTCGTTACTGTGATTTAAATGAGAACATTCTTGAATGGGGTAGTGAGGAATTCTGGATCCCATACGTGTCTCCTGTTGACAAAAGAGTACATAGATACTTTCCTGATTTTATCATAAAGGTGAAAGAAAGTACAGGTCAAATTAA